TCCAGTTCAGGTGCTTACGCATCTGCAGCCGAAGTTAAGAGAGACATGTCAGACAAACGCTATTCAACTGACTCTGCCTTCAGGGAGAAAGTTGCACGAAAACTAGCAAAGTCTAACGTCTTCTAAATAGACGCACACCGCACACAAATCTACCGAGTATCTCTGACCCAATCACGATTGGACAATCACAGGGAAAGAAGACCACAAGTGCAAAACATACACTTTATTAATACTTTACAGGTAGAAAAATTCAATGGCATTACCACATCAAGCCCCTAGTAGATTAGGGCAACTAAACGCAGCAGGCGATAACAGAGAGTTATTTCTCAAGTTATATGCAGGCGAAATCCTAACAGCGTTTGAAGAGCGTAATATCTTCTTACCACTTCACCGTACTCGCACGATTAGTAACGGTAAGTCAGCGTCATTCCCAATGGTCGGCACAGCAACCGCTAAGTACCACACGCCGGGCACAATGATTGAAGCTGATTCAGTTAAACACGGTGAGCGTACTGTGACTGTTGATGATTTGTTAATCAGCACCCAGTTCATCTCTAACATTGATGAAGCAATGAACCACTACGATGTGCGTTCTATTTATTCTAAGGAAGCAGGTAATGCACTTGCGAACCAGATGGATAAGAACATTGGTCGCATCATCGCCAAGTCATCTTCTATTACTACTAAAGCCAAGGCTACAACAGCAGGCTTAACTGGTGTAATTGATGACGAGACTTACACAAACAACATCACCATTGGTTCTGGTTCAGCAGCCGATGTTCTTGATGGTTCTAAAATCGCTCAGTCTATCTACGATGCTCTCGCAGAGTTCGATAAGAAAGACGTAACAGGCGATAAGGTCTGTGTATTACCACCAGAGCAATACTACGCTCTATTCAACGTAACTCAGTCTGTCAACAACTTGGCATACATGAACAAAGACGTTGGTGGTTCTGGCTCATTCTCATCTGGTACTGTACCAGTTATTGGGGGTGTGAAGATTCTCATGTCTAACCACATGCCACAAACCAATGAGACTACCTCTTCTGGTATTGAGCCAATCACTTCAAGTAGACAAGGCGCATACCGCTCTGATTACTCTAAGTTGAAAGGTCTAATCTTCTCATCTGATGCAGCAGCAACCGTTAAGTTGTTGGACTTGGGTGTTGAGTCTGAATATCAGATTGAACGTCAGGGTACATTAATGGTAGCTAAGTACGCATGTGGACACAACATCCTCAAGCCTGCTTGCGCTATTAGCTTGAATAAAGCATAATAAGAACCGTTAGGGGTTTGTCTCCCTAACAAGTAAGTAAGTTATAAGAAGGCCCCTTTGATTAATTTCTTAGGGGCCTTTTTTTATACCACAAGGAAACAATATGCTACCAACTAGCAGACTTGAAGCAGTAAATGAAATGCTTTCCTCTGTAGGTGAGGCACCAGTTAACGCATTACAAACTGGGTATGTAGAATCGGATATAGCAGAGAACCTACTGGATTCAGTATCCAGAGAAATTCAAAGTAAAGGGTGGAACTTTAACACTAATGAAAAGTGGATATTAACCCCCAATAGCAACAAGGAATTATACCTACCCTCAAACACACTCAAGGCAGATGGTACAGTCCAGAATGCCACAGATAACTGGGTTATGAGGGAAGGAAAGATGTTTAACAGAGTAACCAACTCTTTTCTATCCGAAGGAACTCTTTCAGTAACCTTAACCACGCTATTAGACTTTACCTCTTTACCTGAAGCAGCCAGACGATACATAACACTTAAAGCAGCCAGACTTCTACAAGATAGAACTATGGGCTTAGGTAACCTACATCAATTCAATATGCAAGATGAACATAACGCACTCATAGAACTGCGTGATATGGATGCAGAAGTTAATGACTTTTCCATATTTGATTCATTCGATACCTACCAAATAATAAACAGAACAGGAGGAAATGTTAGATGACCTATGTATCCTCCTCCGTACCAAATCTAATTAACGGAATATCACAACAACCCTCTGCTTTTAAACTAGCGACCCAAGCAGAGCATCAACTTAATGGGGTGAGTTCCGTAGTTAAAGGCTTGAAGAAAAGACCACCTACGGTACATAAAGCTAAGATAGCAGGGTCTAGCCTAGCCCTAAACAGTTTTGTACACACCTTAGATTATGGGTTAGGGGAGTTTTACACCGTAGTCATCAACGACTCAACAATCAACGTGTACGATTCTGAGGGTGAAGCTGTCGTGCTAGAGGCCCTGACTGCGACTGCCACAGCATATCTCACAGGTCTATCCAACCCTAGTCAGGAGTTGGTAGCAACTACGATTGCAGACCAGACCTACATTATCAACAAGAACACAACGGTTGCTAAGGGCACCGCTAAGACGGCATCAAGACCCTACGAGGGTCTGGTGTATGTCAAGAATGGTGACTACAAAACCGAATATAAAGTTGTGGTCACGGTGGGAACTACAGCTTACACCACAACTTACACCACTAGGGATTCTAGTGATGTAGCCCATGAGCCAGACGTTCAGACAACTAACATCATAGAAAACCTCTATGGTTCTTTGAGTCTCCCATCTGGAGTCAACAAGAGTATGGAAGGTAATACCATAAGGGTATATTCTGACACCGTAGACTTCAAACTTGATGCCATTGATGACCGAGGTGGAACGCACATGTTCCACTATAAGGGTCAAGAGGCAGACTTCAAGAAACTACCTGCCGAGGGACCACTAGGTTTCAAAATAAGAGTAGTGGGGAACAACGAGAAACAACAGGATGATTACTACGTTCAGTTGGAAGACCCTGAGGGTAACGGTAAGCCTGTATGGAAAGAGACAACGGCAGATGACATAGAATATCAGATTGATAATGCAACCATGCCACATGCACTTGTCAAAGAACCAGATGGTTCCTTCCACTTCAAAGAATTAGAGTGGGATGACCGTAAGGTAGGTGATGAAGATACCAACCCATACCCATCGTTCATAGGACAGACCCTAAATGACTTATTCTTTTATCGGAACAGGTTGGGATTACTGTCTGGTGAGAATGTAATTCTTTCTGAGGTTGGGTCGTTCTGGAACTTCTTTCATACCACCACATTGGTACTCTCAGATGCCGCAGTAATTGACATTTCCGTTAGTACCAGTAAGACAAACGAACTGAAGTACGCAGTACCATTTAATGCAGCCTTAATGTTGTTCTCTGATACCACCCAGTTCACATTAGATAGTGGACAGGTATTAGCCCATGACACGGTTGCTGTAGAGGTATCTACACGCTTTGAAGCTGACTTGCGTTGTAAACCAGTAGGGTCTTCAACATTCGTATTCTTTGCAACTACCCGGGGAGATTTCGGGGGGCTAAGGGAATATTATGTAGCAGATGATTCAGATGCTAATGACGCTGAGAATGTAACAAGTCATGTACCTGAGTTTATCGAAGGGGGAGTACAGTCTATATCTGCTTCATCCACAGAAGATATGTTGGTGCTAAGAGCATCAGGGAAACCTAACGAGTTGTACGTTTATAACTACTTCTGGGCAAATAAGGAAAAGAAACAATCGGCATGGCACAAGTGGGATTTAGGTGCGGAGATATTGAGTGCTGAATTTAGTAACTCCAAGTTAATCCTGATTGTAAATAGACCTACGGGTCCATGTATTGAAACCATAAACTTATCTCTTGATGAAGAGAATGGCACTATGGACTATGGGCATGGTCTGTTATTGGATAGACGATGCAAAATAGATGCGAACAACCCAGTATCAGCGTTACCTTATGGGGCTACAGAGACACCTTCTTATTATAACCAGAAAGGACAGAATCTAGGAACTAACTTAGCACCTTCTTTGAAGCAGCTGTACTTGCAAGCAGGGGATACCCTCTATACAGGGTTCACTTACCCCTTTGAGTATAGGTTCGCTGAGTTCCTCCTTAGGAGTGAAGGCAGACCCATAGTTCCTACTAAGCTAACCCTCAAGACATTATCCATAGAGTATGACCGCACAGCGTCATTTGATATATGGCTATACCCTACGGACTCGCTTAATAGCACACGACAGCCATACAGTAAAACATTTGCACCTACCTTGGGGAGTTCTAATACTCGCTTATCGGGTGTGTCCATTGACTCAGGTAAATTTAAAGTACCTGTTTGGGGAGACTCAAGGACATTGAGGGCAACCATAGAGAACAACTCCCCCTTCCCATGTACATTCCAAACAGCAGAGTGGACAGCAACATATAGCAAACACGCAAAGGCAACTTAACAATGACAACATTTAGGGCGTATAGACGAAAAGCAAGGAAGAAAGATTGTAAAGAATTAGCCAAGGTCATGAGGGCTAACGATAGATTGGAGGTCATGGCAAGTCACGGACATACGCCCTATGAAGCATTGATTAACGCTTACAAACTAAGCGACTCATGTTACACATGGGTCTATAAAGGTAACGTAGTGGCGATGTGTGGGGTATCTCCAGTTGATGACCAAGTGGGTTCACCTTGGTTACTGGGTTCTGATGAATTAGTTGAGACACCCATAATAACTTACTCCCTCTTAAGGGAGTCATTGAGGTGGGTTAAACGACACCAGAATAAGTACCCCATGCTAGTCAACTATGTCCATGCGGATAATGCTCCCTCTCTTAAGTGGCTCAAACATTTGGGCTTCACTTTTATACGAAAGGTTGAGTTAAGCAAGGAACCTTTTTACGAATTTATAAGGATAAAATAATATGTGTCCACCGATTCCCATAGCAGTAGCGGTTGGTATTTCAGTAGCAACCTCAGTTGCATCCGGGGTGATGCAATCCATTCAATCAAATAATGCAAACAAAGCAAGGTACGCAGGTAAAGTACAGGCACAACGAGTAGCAACAGAACAAGCAAGAGCAGACAGGGATGCCGCAACCCAAACAGCAATAAGGGAACGAACAGCAGCCGAGAGGAAGTTCACCCAGAATCAGATGGACTCCACACTCGCAGCTGAAGAACTTAGGGGGAAAGCACTCGCACAGAATGCCACCACCTCTGTGTCTTCAGCAGTATTTGACCAGTTTGACCGTAAGACATACATGGAGTTGCAAAAGAACAATACATCCAATATCTGGAACTTACAGGAAAACGCTAGGAGCCTGCAAGCATCCGCAGAGGGTTCTTGGCGAAAAGAAAACGCTAGGATATACAAGAATCGTGCAGGCGCACCTCCTGCTAACACAATGGGTATGGACTTAGCCATTACAGGCATGAAAGGTATATCCTCAGGACTTAGTACATTCGGGGCAGCAGGGGGTAAATTCACATAATGGCTATTACATCAGTAAAACTAAGCAGGCTAACCCACAACGCTATTGGAAAACTAAGGGAAGACCCTACCGCAGTCTCTAAGGTTGACGATGCCTACCAAGGGTACGTCAGACCCGATACTTCTGTAGCTGATAATCTAGACAGGTCGGCTAAAAAGTGGGGGGAGTTTGGTCCTGAGTTTGTGAAGTTGTTAAACGCACAGGTAGCCTACTCCAATAAGAAAGGTACAGAAGAGGGTCACGATAAATGGCTTCACATGAACGCAGCCCAGAAGAAAAAGTATGGAGATGCAGTTAGAAAGGGAGATATTGGGTCCTGGGATTCCCCTTATGTAAATAGAGAAATGTCTCGTATGTTCATGGCAGGTGAGGCTAATAAATTCACCGCAGGCTTTGATACCGCTATACTACAGGAAAGGGCAAGGCTAGGGGATAATTTTGATTTAACCAAGTTTGGACAGGATTACTTCCATGAGTACACAGAGGTAAATAACCTAAACCAAGTACCACCAGATGCTTTCAATATATTTGGGCGTAGTGTAGAAAGCACTATAAACAAAGCACACGAAAAAGAAGCGGTTATCAAGGCAACTAAATTTCAAGCAGAGTACGAGAGTGCTTTACGAGGAGACATCACTAGTGTCTTCAATAACACTAGTATTTCCGATGCCGAAAAGATAAACCTATTATCCTCTAAAATTAAAAAACACATTGAGATGGGTTTCAATGGGGCAGAACTTATACAGACGCTTAAAACAACCATCGCAGAACAAGCTAAAATACTAGCTTTAGACGGGCATTCTGACCTCATACCTAAACTGTTTGATGTGTTTGGTGGACTACCCACAGACATGCGTAAAAGCAAAGAGAAAGGGGGTGGTTACTACAAGCAGAGTGAGATGGGTATTGGGTACGATGTCTGGAAGAGTCAGGTAGAGACTCTGGCATATAAAGCGTCTGCTGAACGTCACAGAATGCAAGAGGATGCTTATCAGCTAACCAATGTTAAGTTAGTTAGGGGTTGGTCAGAGGAGCTGCACCGTATCAAACAAGAAGCAACTGCGGAAGACCCTTCAAAGGGGTCTTACACCCAAGCGCAATGGATTAAAGACCCTGCGATGCAACAATTGGTGGCTGAGATTGATGGCACTCACTCTGGGCATGATAAGGTTCTAAAATTCCAGAAGGCCCTCCACAACATTGGAGTGACTCCCCAAGAAATCGCCTCAGTACAACAGGATATTATGAAGGGGGTTCTAGGTAGTGAGATTGAGAATCCAGAAGACATCAAAGCGTTATTGATTGAAAAAAACTTTACCTTGGAACAGGCAGCCAAGGGAGAACTATGGTTTAAAGCATGGAAAGCTGATTCCGCAGGGTTGAATATACCGGGGTTCATAGATGGGGTGACAGATAGCATCTCAGGCAAAATGGTGAACCATGAAGTTCCCGAAGGAGTACGCTCTGATATAGCCTCCCAACTTCACGATAGTTACTACGAGCAGGTTGAAAAGGTTATGTCTTCTGATGCGCCTTCTACAGAAAAAGCTAAGGCTATCCAGAAAATAAAAGACGAAACCCAAGCATCCTTACAAAAACAACTAACGGACTACACCGAGAATACCGCAAAGGATTTCAACTACTCTGAATTAACCAAGGATGTAGAACAGAAGTCAATTGAGATATACAAGAATGACCCTAAGTTGGTCAGTATGACGTTAGCGGCAAGTGGCAGAAAGACATTCAATGTGGCTCACAAAATATCTGCTAAAGACCCGAAAACATGGACAGATAATGATACTAATTATATGACTGATTTTCACCTCAACCACAACCCCCAAATTGATTTAGTAGCTGATGTTTACCAGATACCGAAGACTGAAGAAAATCTTGTTGAGTTATTAAAGCGTAGCGAGGTATTGTTACCCCACTTATCTAAGCAAGTAACAGGGAAGTGGACAGTAGACGAGAAGACATATAAAGCGTCCCTACAGACTCTAGATGATTTCCTCAAGCATAAAACAGGGGTCGATGCGAAACCAGAAGTAGGTATTCAAACAGGCTCAAATGTCAAGGTTAAGCCATTTCCAGAGCCTTCCACTAAGGTAACTCCTCCACCTATTGATGAAGAGTCTACTGAAAAGGTGAACATAGGAGAAGATAGTCTAGCCACTAAGGTAATAGATGGAGCAGAGAATGTTGCTGAGATGGTAGGGGATGCCCTTCTTGGTAAAAAAGCTAATGCGTCTAGGGTAGGCACTCTGGACAAGCAGCCCACAGATGCCGAACTTGTTTGGGACGCAGATAACTACAACGGTGCATCTTGGGCAGAGAGAAAGGGATGGGCTAAGA